AGATGTGCTTGTGCTAGCAATGTAAGCAGCAATCAAACTGTTAAGGTCTGCAAGCTTTACATAGTTAGTATCAACATCTAAAGCAAGAGCTGCAAGTTCTACATCTAAATCACAAAGCTTTGTAATAACTGCTTGAAGAACAGCATGTGTATCTGAAGTGGATGTAACTCCTGTTAAACAGTCTACATCATAGTTAGCGTTTAATACAAGTAGTTCAGCAACTACAGCATCAACTTGTTCCTGCAGATCACAAGCAGCTTTGACAAGAGCTGTTATGTAGTCATTTAATGTAAACTCACCGCAATCAGGAAGATATTGTTGAACAACATTACAGATGATCAAAGGATCTACAATAGGTTTAATTCCTATACCATTGAGAGTAGATGTAAGAAACTCTATCAAAGAAGCTTCTACAACTGATAGAGAATCACCTGATAGAATACCTAGAACAGGTACGTCTAATCCTGTGTATCTCACACACCTATCTGAGACAATCTCAGTGCATCCATTGTAACAATTTGAACAGGCCATTTTTATAATTTATTTATTTATTAATAGTTTAACTCTACTAGCTATTTGTTCTACAGAAAAGGATTCTGCATACTCTGGGCTACAATACTTGTAAGTTAGTATCCTTTTGTAATTCAAAAGATCCCAAATCACTGTTCCTAGAACAGGCCAATTTAATTCATAAACAATATTATTGTATTCATTATTGGCTAGTTCTGTAAGCTTGCAATCAATGTCTGCAAGTAAAACAGGAACACTAGAACAATCGACACAATTTGTAAGCCTTGGATATAACATTATTTATTCTTTTATTAGCTTGTTTAATAGCGTTGTTGCAAGCTGAACATAGTCCGTTTATCAACTGACAGCCACATCCCACTTTAACACCGCAGTTTCTACAGTTTGCCATATTAATAGAAATTGTTTACATAGTTATTACCATAGCAATTACATTTGTTTGCTATGAATTGGTTTAACATCCTATTTGCTTGGTTGTACAGTTTATTAGCTGTAGCAATAGCACAATTATTTGCAGCAGCAATAGATCCTTGTATAAAGAAATAGATGCTGTTTAAATCTACCATCTGTTGTTTTCTAATAGCTGCATCACATTCCATCATATCAAGTTTCATAAATGCACTATCAAACTTCTCTTGAAGTTGGTCAACACGCATTATTGTTTTCTGTACAAAGTTTTGATATGCAGGAGCAACAGAGTATTTAATATAATAAACCCCATCAGGAAGTGGTAACAAAGCATCACCAACTGAAGTTAGTCCTAATGAAGCAGAAGTGTAAATATTGAAGTCATTTATGTTAAATGGAAGGCTGACTAGACCAAATCCTGGAACATCTATTTCTATTGTAGGAGCACTGACAGGGGGAGAAGCTGGGTAGGTTGATGCATCAGCAATACCCAACGTTTGTACGTTGTACGTAGGAATTACTAAAAAGTCTAATTTCAAGTCTGCCATATTCTTCTAAATAAATAAGCCAGAGGATTTGAGAAGATCCTCTCACCTCTGGCTTAGGTTATATGATATTGTTTCTACTACTTCTTATTAAGGAACAAGAGTGGTAGTGCTTGAAGTTGTAGGCCATATAGTGGTAGTTGTAGAGGTAGTGCTTACACAAGCATTATCACTAGCAACAAGACCAAGACCAGCTTCAAGAACAGCTTCAATTGCAGCACTCAACGCTTGAGGAGCAGCAATGATCACCATGCTATCTTCTTTAATATAATCACCCCAAGAATAAGCAGATTTGTCATATTCGTTGAACTTGATGTAGTAGGTATCGTAGGTAGTACCATCAGAAACCCAAGACTCAAAGTTCTCGTTATAACCTGCCATTCTGTAAAGATGCTTCAAGTAACCTGCTTGATAGCTGTAGAAGTTCTTTTCGAGCTGGATAATCTCATCAGAAGTACCTGAAGGATAAGAAGCACGTTGAGTAACTTGAGCATCAGCAACAATGTTACAAGCATCTGCTACAATGAAGTCAGCAGTAGTAGCTGGTCCACTGTACACGAAAGTACGGAACCACATTCTGTCATACTCCCAAGGGAATGCAGCAACATCACAAGGCTGACCATACTTGGTAAGAGGCTTACCAGAAATACGGAGGATAGCGTTTGCATCGTTACCAATTCTTTGGAATTGATAGAAATCGTTAAAGTTGATATTGTCTGGGTTGTTACCAGGAGCTTGAAGAGTCAATTGAAAAATAAACTGATCAATCAATGCAGGAACATCAACATTAACACAAGGATCACCACCACACTCACAACAAGGAGCTTGAACTGTTACAGAGCGAGTGAAACCATTGAAATACAATGTATCAAGGTAAGAAGAATGTGCACGAAGTGTAAGTGTTACAATATCACCACACTGTACATTCCAACCAGATACATCTGTTACTTGTGTAGCAGGAAGAGGACAACCAGTCACCTTGTACCACTCAGTAACGTTAGATTTACAAGTACCATCAATACAACCAGCGATCTTGTCAGAACGCTTTGAACCTTGAAGATATGTGTTTGTTCTACCTTGAGCTAAATAAAAGTATGGTTTAGCAGCGATGTTACCAGCGTTTGCAACACTGTAATCACTTCTAAAGATACCGAATTGACCTGCGGTCAAGTTTTGCGTAGAACCAGAGCTAGGTAGAGTGTTTCCTACTGGCACTACGAAAAGCGTAGTTAATGAGAAATCAGCCATTTTATGCTATTTTAATGATTAAAAAACTTATTCGTTTGTCTGTATCCTGTAGATTGAACTCTGGACAGCAGACTGATTTTCGGTATACATTGCAAGGTTTTGAACTGTCAAGTCTAGAAGTTCATCCTCTAGATATGTCTCAAGTTCACAATCTTGATTGAATGATGGTTCACCATCAAGCATTATGTATCCTTCTTTATTAATGTACTGAGGATACCTCATGTACATTATGTAAATTTTAGTTGGTGTAAATGTACCATCTGTAAAGACACTTATCTCATCAGATGATAGGAAGTTAAAGGTTTCTTGATATTCAAAAGATGGCTTGTAGTGATCATTGTTTAAAATGAACTGTAAGTCGCCATGCTTTGACAAATCTCTATTAACCCATATTATTCTATCTTTGCATCTTCCTTTATCAGCTAATATGTAACTATCTAAATAGAACATATACTTAGGAGCAAGTGCATGCAAAGAAGCATACCACTGGTGAACCTCTTCGTTCTTTAATTTTAAATCAAGAGGTTGATGATTATAAGATTCTACTAAACTCTGGAGATCTTCATACCTTTTCTTAAAGGCATCCAATCCCAGACCAGAAACAGTACTTATACCATCAACCTTCTGCTTTATTAATTTAATCTGAGCTTCATTCAAAGCCAAGATCTTATCTTCTAATACTATCTGCTGATGTTCGTTGGTTGATAGCTTATTTAGTTTCTGATCTATCTTGTACAACAAACTATCTACAGGTATCATACAGAAGCTAATTTTTTACTTTTTAATTTTTGTTCTAGGGTGAGTAATTCATCTTGATTATCCTCATCTGCAAGGAACTTTACCAATTCCTCTTCATCAATAGCCACTTCATATTCACCTTCGTATATCCTTCCATTAGGTTTAGTTCTATAAACCGAATGTGACAAAGCTTGCTTAACTAAGTCTTTAATATGGAGTAAGTTTTCCTTCATGTCTGCAAATCTTCCAAATATCTCAACTGGATTGAGACCTTGGTATTTACCATTCTTGAATTCTGTTTGTTTGAGGAGATTGTCCACTTGATTATACACAGCTTCTTCTTTTGTATCTTCTGTCACTGGTAAACCTAGCAAACGAGCAACCTTTCTCTTTTTCTCAGGAGTCATAGAGTCAAACTTAACAATAGCTTTATTGATAAGTTGTTTCTTCTTGAACATCACTGCGTTTTCAATATCTTCATCAGCTACATAAAACTGTGTTTCTGCTGGAAACTCACCACGTTCCCAAGCTTGATAAGAGCTTGCGATTGTTGGGTGAACACGTAACCAGGCAAAAGCTAGTTCCTGTAGAGGAACAGAAAGATCGAAATAATTATCTCCATCTACAAGTTTTACTGGTTGTACATGCAGCACATCATCTGTAGAAGTTGAGAGTCCATAGTTCCAAAACTTAGAACGTGGTCCAAGATCAATACCACCAAGGGCATTTTGAAGCTTGTCACGAAGAGCTGTTACACGCTCAACCTCAATTTCTCTTTCAGTTGAATCACCAATTCTTCTAATGTAGGCAGCTTGTGGATCTAATCCTGTTCTATACTGACCATCAAGTTCTTTGTAAGGATACTTGAATACGCCTGTACCAGGGATTCTTGTTAGACCTTTTTGAGCCAAACCGCTTTGCATTGTCTGCAACTGTGAGCTATTATACTCCTTCTTAATAGTGGAGATTTTTCCTGTCTTACCCATATGTAGTTTATTTTAACTTGGTTTTAATTTGCAGATGGGTCCCATCGAAGGGAATGCGACTGGGAGACACCCCAATCCATCCATCTGTAGTTTGAGGAGAGCCCTCCAAAGGTGGGAGGTAGGTAGGAGGGCTCTTCTCGGTAGGAATTGTCTAGAGATACTATCTCTAGAGAGGTTATTAGAACTGTGGGATTTCCTCAATAAGAACTGTACGAGACAAATCCTCAATGAATACATCGCAACGATCTTTCATCCAAATTTCATAACCAGGGAACTTGTTAGCAGAGCTCATACCCTGAGACTTAGCAAAGCCTAAGTGGTGACGAGTTCCATCAATATATCCCCAAGTCATGGAAGGTGCTCCTTTCATTCTCACTTCACGGATGTTGTTCACCATTGAACCATCGCTCATTGGAGATACATCAAACACCATGAATACAGGAGTAGATTTTTTATTCTGACCGAATTCAAGGTTAGATTGTGGAAGATCCAACTCTTTCAAGTGAATCAACTCAACACGACCAGTCTCACGGGTAACCATTGCATCGAATGCAAAGTTATAAGTGATATGCTGACCTTCGCCTTGCATATAACGATTTCCAGAATCAGCCATGAAGGTAAGACCACTGTTCAAAGCGTCATTCTTCAAAGCTTGTTGGAATACATCAAATCCAGCTTCGTTAGTGTACATTTTAACTCTACGATCTTTAACATCAACCCTTCTGTAGAACAAATCACCAAATACAGAACGAATCAAGTTAGCAGAGAATTCACCACGATTATATTGTACCAAGTTACCGTTGTTACGCATTCTGTGATAAACACCAGCAGAAGTACGCTTCAATTCTTGCTTGCTACCATTTGTTTTAACAGTGCCTGGCTTAGCCCAAATCATACGCTTAACTTTCAATTCAAGCATAGACTTACGCATCCAGAACTCGATGAATGGTTCCCATTTAACATCGTTTCTTGTAAGAGGAAGTTGATTCCTACGCTGTGGAGCATAAACAAGGATGTCAAGAGGCTTACCAGAAGCATCACGCATCATTTTGTCATCAGCCCACTCAGTGATCTTGTGCTCAAAACCATATGCAGAACCTAAAGATTCAAACATAGTGATTTGCTCACCAAGACGAGGGAGACCAAGCAAATCTTGATCGAACTCACCAATAGCAGCATCAACAAGCTCAAGTTCAATACCATACTGCAAGA